AATCACTGTGCGCCTCACCCAGACCGAATACGCCGAATACATCAGGCTTGGCGGTGTAAAGTTTTTTAGGCTTTTCCTGCAATCAAGTGCAGGCATTCAGAAAGAAATAAAGGAGAAGAAGTGAACTTCAGAGAAACCACCATCAAATACATCAAAGACATACTCAGAGCAAAGACTATTTCCGAGGTAATCCAAATAGAACTACAGGAGGCGCATCTCCGCAAGTTGGAGGCTGAGACTGCGGCAGAGTACGCACACGCGGCCATGCAATACAACGATGAACGTATTCACAGGCTTGAGCGCCGACTGTTAGAGAATAAGGATAAAAACAATGAGCGATAAGAAAAACGCATTCGACTGGCGAGATGGCACACCATCTATTTGGCAAAGAGACAAAGAACTACGCCAAATGACGCAAGGCAGAGCATGGGGGCTGGCAGTGCAGGCGCAGATCGAATTGAACAAAAAGAAACAGGTAACTGTTTACTCACACGCAAAGCCAAACACCAAATGAAGTCTGTACGCCTGCCACGCATCATCGATCTGCTTCAACGCGTTGGATGCACTGCGCCGGAGGTGGCAGCCAAGGTGTATTGCACAGAGAGATCGGCGCAGATACTCATCACCAGAATGCGCCAGCAAGGTGTCGTACACATACAGGAGTGGCGCAGATCAGGTAATGTTTGGGTGGCGGTGTACAGACATGGCATAGGCACTGATGCCGCCAAGCCTAAACCTCTGACGGCGCAGGAGAGGCTTAAACGCTGGCGAGCCAAGGAATCCCTTGACGATCATGCTTTTCGCATGGCCAAGGAAAGAGCAAAGAAGTGGAAGATTAAGCGCGATCCGCTGGTGGCTGCGCTGTTTGGAGAAGCAAATGGATAAAGAGAAACTGAAAAAATTCCTCAATGAAATGCTTGAGCAGGCCGATGAAGTTGAGGCTGCATCAGGTGAAATACCAACTGCTCAAGAAGCAATTGGCTGGATCATTGACTGGCTTGACGATCAATCATCTAAAAGCAAACCACCTTTGGACAAGCCGCCAGCATAGGTCTGACCCCTGATAATCATGTCTCTCGCTGTTTCAGGAGAAACACCCAATCGCATTGCCGTTTCACCAATCTGTTGCGCCAACAGCTCTAGCTTTGGTGCGCCAATGGGTGATGTCACTCCAGTTGCCCCTGATCCAGCGCCCCAAATAACAGCTTGTGCAGGCACTGCCTCAATACCCATTGGTTGGGCAATTTTCTGTCTAAAAAATGGGGCAATTGATACCATTTCAGGCACAGACGCGCTAGCTTTTGGTATTGTTGGTACTCCCTTTTTGGTAGTTGCTCCGCGTACATCTGGCAACCCAAGAAGTCTTGAAAAATGTGCGTCACCAACAGCAAATCTTGTTTGAAAGCCTGTCTCTGGCACACCAGACGCAACAATGTAGCTTGGTACTTTGGCTGAATCCATTTCAAGCAAACCGCTTGCAAGATACTTACCCATCGGACCGGCTTGTGCAGTGCTGTGATATGGATGACCAATCACGCCAGCCAATTCAGGCGGGAAGTCTGCGCCACGCTTAAATTCAGATACACCGCCAAATTTTCTAAAGTCTTCAAAACGACCAAGCGTATCCATCATGTTGGCAGCAGTGCCGCGATTCAACTCTGTCAGTACTTCGCTGCCAGGACTTGCCATACCTGTTAGCGTATTAAATTTGTTGTATTCACCAATGGCGCGATCAGGACCATAAATATCCACAAATCGCTTGTACAGCGGGTCCATGGTGTACCAAGATGCCATGCCTTTGTATAACTCAGGCTGTTGCTTTGCTTCGGCCACAATGTCTTGCAAACGCTGTACATTGCGTGGATTCATTACCTGTTGTGCATGAGCAGCACCTTTGGGATTTTTTGCAGTTTTAAATGGCGCATCAGTGATATTGCCAGCGCGTGTGCCTTGCTGAGAAATATCAAACAAATCTTGTCTTGAAACATTAAATAATTGTTTAAGCAAAGGATCTTCTGGCGCAACACGACTTGCAGCTTCCTGAACCAACTCTCTAGGATTTTTGTAAATATCAGGAAAAGCAATTCTCTCTGGGTTCATCACAGTAGCAATTTTTTTTGTGATACCAGCAGGCGCAAACGCCATTGGACCATTCATGGTCATTTCTGTGAGCTGATCAAATGCGTCTTGATCTGTCACTCGCATTGGGTTTTTCTTGTCGCCAAATGCTCGTTTATTTAAATCACGAAACTTAGCCTGTGATTCTTTAATTGATGTAATACCAGACTGAAGCAGGCCGCCAAATCCTTGCATCTGCTGAGTCCTATTTGGGTCTTGCATATACCCAAGCGCATCGCCAAGTAGTCCTGTGAATTGAGTCGCCATGTCTACACCTTAATCAAGAAGACCTGGCACAAGCTGTCCAGCAGTAGTCGATGTGCCTGCGGCGCGAACCTGTTGCTGTAGTGCGCGTTTGCGCAGCTCGTCCATAACTGGCGTCAGTGTTGTCAGAAACTGCTGCTGTTGAGCAAAGCTGGGGTCTAAAACGCTACGGCTTATTAACTCTGCAACATTCTCATCGATGCCCTGCAATCTTGGAGCCAGTTGGCGCATCATGTTCATACCGCCGCCAATAAGATCACCTCTCACCATTTGAGTTCCAGCTTGAATTACCTCACTTGGAGATGGTCCTTGCAGCTCTGCAATATCTTGCTGAATAGGCGCAGTTGGAGAGCCACCTTCAATGCGTGCGCGTGTGACGGCCATCTGGCGCTCACGCTCAAGATTCTTAATGAATGCCTCATATTCACCAGTTGAATTAAAGATAGTCTTCATACGATCCCGCATTTCGCGGTTGTTCAAAAACTTATCTGCAATGTTTGCAGTTTCGCGCTCTCCATAAATCTCATCACGCAAAGACTGGACAGCGCCAAGTCGATACATTTCGCGCTCTGCATCGCCTGGAAACTTTTTCAATTCTTTAGATATTGCTGATGGTGTCTTCTTTAAAAAGTTTTTGGAACCCATCTCCAATGCGTCTTTTAACAATGACTCATCAGCAAAAACATTGACGGCATCTCGGTAAACAGGAACGCCTGTATCTTTGTCTGATATTGCATTCAGTAAAGAAACACGCAAATTATCAAGATCATTTGCGCGACTTCCCTTTCCTGATTTTCTTGCCTCGTTTGCCATGTCGCCTACATACTTATAAGCCTTGTCAAGCAAGATCATGTCGTTATCAGGCAAATCTATATATTGTGGCAATCTACGCGCATCACTAATGGCATTCTGAATGTCTTTTGATTTTTTGAGCAAATTATCAATTGCAAATGAATTGACTTGACCAAAAGATAGCGCCTGCTTATAAAGTGGCTCGGCTTGCAACGATCTGCGCTGAATAATCTCTTCGGCAACTTCGTTAATGTCGCGCTCACCAATCGCTGTCAATTCTGTGATGTCTCTTGTAATTCTTGGCCCAGTACCTACAGCTCGTTCTGTCAACATTTGACGCACATCTGTTTGAGCAGCATTTGGAATCGCCATTGAGCCACGCGCCAATCTGCGCATTGACTCACCACCAATGTCTGCAAGCGTTTCATCTCTTGGGCCATACCTAGCAACAATATCTGCTTGGCGTGCTGCCAATTCTTGTGGAGATATGCCCTCTTGAGCCAGCTTCTTTGCAATAAGTTGTTGAGCTTTTGTGGTGGCATCAACTTGCTTTGTCACTCCAGTAGCTTCCAATACTTTGCGCCCACCAGCTCCAACTGCGCTTGTAACTGCTGGAGCCGCACCGCCAAATACAAGACCAGCACCGCCGCCAATCCCCGCACCTAGTGCTCTGTTACCCAAGCCGCCTTCAGCACCTCCAGCGCCAGCCGCTGCGCCTGATGCAGCACCATAGCCCATGCCACGCAAGATGTTTGTGCCAAGGCCTGGCAATGCAGCCGCTGTGCGCGTTGCGCCGGCCACTGCTGCTGGTCCTGTTGCGCCACCAGTAAATGGTGCGGCGATAAGTGCCGCTGCTGTTGGCACTAAACCGCCAACAAGCTCACCTGTGAATGCTCTGCCAGGATACTGCTCTTCATATTGCTTGATACCAGCTCTGACTCTTGCTAATTCCTTGTCATATTGCGACTGTGGTTTTTCACCAGTTACCAAACCGCTCAAGGTCTGCTGGGCATCAAAAGCGCTCATGCCTTTTGACATTAAGGCACGCATTGAAGCCTCAATTTCATCAGCGGTGTTGAATGTCAAACCTTGAAGCAGAGACCGACCAAAGCCAGCCTCAACGGGTGGACCGCCAAGTTTTTTGGCGCTTGCAACTGCCGCTTGAAACTTTGTTGGTGTAAAACCTTCAGACTTTAGGTAGCCAACAACGTCAGCCTCTGGAGCATTCTGCTCCATCATCTTGCGCACATTTTCTTGCACGCGATCAATGTTTGATGGATTTGCCATTAGTTATTGCTCCTTGGAGTCAGGCCATACTGATTTGTGTATGTGCTGTTAGTTTTTGGTTTATTTGCATTTTTAACAGCTTCTGCCGCAACTTCTGCTGGCGTCTTGATTCGCTTGAATGGGTCATAAACAATTTGATTTGGATTCAACTTGTACTCTCTAGCCACGCCTGTGTATCTATTAATCAAATCACTTGATAACTCTCTTTGAGATTCAATGATGTTTCTTGCTTGAGCATAAAAATCTTGCCTAATCGTTGGAGCCAATGACTCGCCTGTCAATGCCTTGTTGTACATAGCTCTTACTGAGTCTGGAACACTGCCAGCATTTTGAGCTGTGGCTTGTTCGCCCTGCATAACAGTTGAGTTTGGGTCAAGAATCTTCATGTAGCCATAAACTAATGAAATATCTCCAGCTGCTGATGGGTTAGTAGCAGCCGCCTCAACTTTCCTAAACGCCTGCGCTAATTCTGTATATGGCTTTACTTGAGCAGAGAATTCAGTCCTCAAATCTTTTTCATTTGCAAACGCCTTGCCTGTGCCAGGTATCAGCGGCTGTGGACTAGCCGCAACAGGAGGCGCTATAGGCGCAGGAGCAGGCGCTCGGCTATCGCGTGTGGGAAACGCTTGTGCCGCTGGTGCTGGAGCAGCAGGCATAGTGCCTCGGCCACCACCACCGCCAATAGCAAAGTAGCCACCCTCAGCACTGCCAACTACTTGAGGAGCAAGTGTCTTAGGAAACACTGTGCCAGGCTGGATTGCGTATTGATCGACAAATCTTATGCTGCCACCAGTGTCTAATTTTTCTGGCGGTATTAATGGAGAAACGCCAGTGACTATCTTGTATGTTCCATCGTCATACATCTGCGCAAGTGCTGGCTTGCCATTAGATCCCATAACTTGCTGTGGTGTACCAACAGGTTTGGCCATCATTGCTTGGGGAGCTTCAACATAACCACCAGTTTTTGTTCTTAGATAGGTTTTGCCATCAGCAGCTTTAAATGGCTCTCCCACTGTTTCTTGAGCAAACTCAATCCCAGTTGGAACAGGTACAAACTGACCAGTTTTTGTGCGCTGATATTGCTTTCCATCTTTAGCTGTAAAGACATCACCAGTAATTTCTTGTGGCTGCAACATCTTTAAAAGCTCTGCTCTTCCCTCTTTGGGCGGCATACTTCTAAGCAAGTTAAGCTGCATAGGACTCAATGACGATATGCCACCCTGCGCTTGCATTCCAGCAGGCATTGGCTGATTAATCATTGCAGCTCGCTGTGGACTTGGACCCATACCATATTGAGCAACAGGCAATGCCGCGGCTTGCATTGGAGTTATTGCACCGCCAGCCACTGGCATTTGAGCAAACATATCTCTGTATGCCTGCTCATCAGCCACTTGGCGCTTGTACTCATCCAACTTTTGCTTGGTGATGATTTGCTTAATCGCACCTTCTTGAGCCTGCTGATAACCCTGCTGACCACCAGCGAGTCCAGCGCCAAGAATCTGCATGAAGTTGCGAGGAGTGGTGCTGGGTGCGCTGGCCTGTGACGCGGCAATGGCTGCTTGCAGCAGAGCCTGACGATTCATCTGCTCGGTCTGAGCTGCCGTTAAATACTCTTCCAAGCCAGTAGCGCCGCCGCCACCGCCAAAGATGTCACCAAGTAAGCCTGAGAATGCTTGGCCTTGGCCACCACCCCTGATAGGCAGTGGCGCGTATGGCATATTCATTGCCGCTAGATTCTCTTCGTATGTTGCCATCATGTTTCCTTAGGGTCCTTGTATGAAATCGCCTGGCTTATATGGTTTTGTGCTTGGTCTTTCACCAAGCAGTGAACCAATGTAGCCGCCAGTCAGTCCACCTGATAACGCACCGCCTGCTGTGCTTGAGTACAAAGGCTGGCTAGTTGATCCACCCAAGTTGGGTATACCTATACCCAAAGAACCACTTGTGATACCCAAACGCTCAATACCTAAATTGCGCTCTGCGTCTAGTCGAGCCTGTCTCAATGCCTGTTGACGCATTTGAGCTTCCATCACCGCATTTGCACCAGTCAGTCCAAGGTTTTGCTGTTGCGCCCCAAGTTGTCCAAGTTGACCAATTGCGGCCTGACGAATGCCTGCACCCTGTGCAAACGCACCCTGATTTGCCAAAGCTGCTTGTTGACGCAATTGTGCATTGGCCTGCTCAATGGTCATGTCAACGCCTTGATTCGCCATCTGAGCCTGCAATGCTCTAGCAGCATCTGACTGACCAAGTTGCGCGGCAGTATTGAATCCTGCCTGACGCAATTGTCCGCTAGTACTAGCAGCCTGACGCAATGCAGCTTCGTTAGTCATGCCTGACACTACGCCTTGGCGTGAACCGCCAAAAGCTCTAGCAGAGGTGGCCTGCGCCCTGTTTGCCTGCTCTTGTATTTGGCGTGTACGCTCAATGTCGCCCAAAGCACCCTGCACCACTTGCTCTTCAAATGGGTTTTGATATGCGCTCATGTACTGAGAGCCAAGCTGACCACTTGTGTTTTGAATGTTTTGGCGATTAGATTGAGCTGCTTGGATTTGTTGAGGTGTAAAGCCAGCCTCAATCATTGCAAGCCTCGCAGCTTCATCAGTAGTCTGCTGACCCTTACCACTCAAGCCAAGGTTTGTGACTTGGTCTTGTGCTCTCAAATAGTCATCCGTAAAACCCTCAAACTGACGCACTCCCAAGCCTGCCGCTGTCTCCTTGGCGCGTGCAATGTTGGCTAAATACTCAGCCTTTAACTCAGGGTCAATGCTTGCAGTGGTGGTGGTTGACTTTGGAGCGTTGGCAGCACCAACAGCGCCAGTTATTGCGCCAATCGCGCCGCCCACAAGACTTGGATTTTTGGCTGCAAAATCTAGTAAGCCAGCAGCAGTGGTGGGGAAACCAGTGGTAGCCGCACCAGGTATGGTGGCAGCAGCAGGTGCAGCAGCCGCCGCAGCAGGAATAGTAGACGCAGCAGCAGGTGCAGCAGCGGCTGAAGCAGCAGGTGCAGCAGCGGCTGAAGCAGCAGGTGCAGCAGCACCACTAGGAATGCCTGCCGTAACCCCTGCTGGCGCGCCTGTCATTGTCGGTATGCCCAATGTGGCCGCCCCTGCTGTAACGCCAGGCGCAAAGAAACCACCCGCACCCGCACCCGCTGGCAATGTGCTTCCAAATAATCCACCAGGCACTCCAGCTCCACCAGCCGCCGCACCCGCACCCGCTGTACTAGCAGCAGCTCCTGGCGCACCACCACCAAGCAAGCCGCTAAGATTTCCAGCAGCGGCATTACCAGCCAAAGCCGCCAAAATAATTGGGCCAAGGTCTCTCTTTATATCTCCAAAAAGACTACCGCTATTGGCTGCATTTGTTGAAGCTGAATCAGTAATGAATTCACCAGTGGCGCTGTATTGGGGCTGAATGTGATATTCGTTATCTGCGAAATATCTTTGTTGCGATTCAATTTTTAATAGCTTGCCATTAACATCATACTTGGCAACTAATGGAGGAACAGGAAAACCTTTAGCATCTGTTTCGGGGTAATCGGCAGGTTTCTCCAAGGGTATTTCATACCCAATAATATTTCTGCCCATTTCAGTAGAGCGTATAGGTGTTGCATTTTCAGGCACTATAGGCCTAGGTGGTTCGCCCAAACTCATTTGGCGTGTATAAGAGAATTGCTTTGGCAAAGCATCAATGATTTTTTTAGGTAAACTGGTGGCCATAATATTTTTCCTTAAACATCTTCAATTCTATTTCGCCGCCACGATTAGCGCTTACCCATCGCAACGATATCCAGTTTGGATACACCAACACGCCAGTCTTGCAGCACATTGCCGGTGTACTTCACTTTGACAAGTCGTCCAGAGAAACGCACATCAGTTGGCTGCGCCGCTGGGTATGGTCCATGATTCGTTTCAGTTGCCATTGGATAGAGCCGAGACTTAAAGCTCACCACCACCTCACCCAAAGTTTGCTCATCAGGTATGACTTGGCGTACAGACATGATGTTGTCACCCTGTCCAATCTCCAATGGTCCAGACTCGGCATACAGTACGCCTGAGTCATAGGCATAGCCCACCTCATGCTCATAGATGTAGCCGTCAGACGACACCATCAGTGGCTGCAAATAGACACCCCTGTCAACGCCTGCTGTACGCGCCAAAGAGCCAATGTTCCAGTGATTCTCGCGGTAGTTGAAACTTACGTAACTGTCCACTTCGTTGCTGGCGTTGGATGGGTAAAACCACCACACTTCACCATACTTGCTATTGTGTACGGCATACACCTTTGAGACTTGGTTGTAGTTCATATTTTGAAATACATAGTCAGAGACATCGCAAGGCAAAGGCTTGACATAGCCATCAAATGTCCAAAAGCCTGATGTACTCATCCACAGCGCGGCAGTGTCAATGGCTGCTACGGCCTGCGCTGAAATTAAACCGCATCCACTTGCAGCCTTTTCAAATGAGTAAACATAAGGCAGGCCGACATAGGTGGCGGTGTGTACATCAACATCAGTAAACAGCAAGTTAATGCCGCGCACCTTTTTGCCTGCTTTCAATGCGCCAACTGTTTGCAGCTCAAAGTCACCCGCCTGACTGGTGGCTGATGGTGTCCAGTTTGTGTCAGATTCCTGATCGCACCACTTTACTAGCCGAGGGTTGCTTGACGCACCCAAGGCAAAGATAAAGCGCTCGGCAGTAGACATCACAGCCGCGCAGCCTGTTGGTGCATTGGTGATAACTGCCGCAATAGTTGGCGTTGCAAAATCCAACTGCCACTGATACAGCTTGCCGTCAGCATTTGAGCAGGCAATCAGGTACTCGCCAAAGGTGTCTAAGCTCCAAGTCGTTGCCGGCGTCACAGAGCCTGTATCTGGACGCGCCACGCCATACGCAAAATTGCCATAGGTGGAGTAGCCATAGCCGGTCTTTGTGGCAGCATCAGCTATGCCTACTGTAAAACTTGTTGGCGTG